CTAATCCAGAACTGCAATAAACAATAGAGTCTTTAGCAATTTTAACTCCACCTTTTCCTGCACCAGAAACCATACCAGTTGGGTAACTTGGTTTTGGTGTATACATGAAATATTCTTCTATTTCTGGTTCCACATACTTAGTATTACTATCAGAACCTTTATTCATATCTAAGACTTGTTGTCCCTTAGATTTCTTTTTCTCCTGACGAATATACTTCATCTTCATAGGATCGATATATCTCAGATCCTGAATACCATCTTGAGGTCTCTTTGTATCAATTACCTTTAGATAATATACTCTTCCATCAATATACCAATTCTTGAAAATCTCATGTGCCTTCCTATCGAAGTCCATGATTTCTTTTATATTTTTAAATTCTTGTCTTATTGTTTTCTTTAACTTATCACTTGCGTTTAAGTTTGATAATTCTATTTCTACGGGAGAATCATATAAGTCACTAACAATTGCTTCATTAACAACATCTTCAATAGCACCATCACATTCAGGATGCAATGCCATCTCTCGGTATCTTTTAATTAATTCGTGTTCGGTTCTGTATACACCTTCAATATCTACATACTGCCCATAAAAGCCACTGCTTATGTAATTATCAACCCCGTCCGCATTGGTTTGCGGAACGGGGGATATTACTGAAGGTGGCGTTTTTTGGCTATCGTCAATAGAGAACCCAAAGAGTTTTGCCATAGTATAATTTGTTTTCCTACTATTATAGCACTATTTAGTCGATTTTAGTTGATGTCTTCTCCACCAGAGTTGTCACCAGTTCCACGAACTGCTTCCCACCACTGAACTTGGAGTTCAACTGTAAATTCTTGGATACCTGCAGCATCGTAAGAAAGTTCAATTGGAGCAACTTGAGTAGGGAAAATGTCATAGAAATGATACTTTCTAAGTGTATCTCCACTACGATCCAGTTGATAGATATAAGCATCTGCCTGATAATCGGCAGGATCTGTAGTACCTGTATTGTCAGAAACTCTATTGATGGTATTCATCCACTTCTCGAAAGCAGAACGAATAGCAAAGTCTGTGTCATTAAGTACTGTAATTGACCATGTATCGAATGTTCTATCTCCAGCGATTTTTAGAACCCTTCCTCTGAAAGGAACTTCGATTGGAGCAACATTGGATGCTGGTAGTGCAGCAGATTTAACTAAAAATCTTGCTTTGTTGAGGATATCATTTATACCCTCAACTGCTACTGCTGCTGGAAAAGCAAGTTCTACCTCAAAGAGGTTTGAACGAGCACCACCGCCTGTTAGTTTACTTTTGAAATCAGTAATCTTCCTTAGTGGGGGTGGATTTAATTGATTGCGAGTTGCCATAGTTTTATAACTCTAAGTTGGATTAAACGTTACCGATTACTTCTTCAAATGCAACACCAGTTCTGGTGGCGATGAAGGTTAGTCCGATGAAGTTGATCGACCTTGCAGGTTTGATGTAAATGTCAGCAATGAATTCATTGTTGTCAATAACTGCAGCAGTGTTATTTGTTTCATCACAAATAACAACATAGTCTTGGATTCCACGCTTCGATTGAACGTCACGTAAGAATGGTTCAATGATATTTACAAAGTTAGTCCTTGTAATCTCATCATTGAATTCAAATAGTTGATCTTTAGCAGCGGCTGAAATAGCATCTTCAAGGTAGATGAATAATCTACGAACATTGATTCTATCAAAGGCAGATGCTTTGCCGTATCCAGTCTTATCACCGAATAGAACAATTCCTGCTCCTGGTGAGAATATAACTGGGTTAATTCTATTAGTATAGAGTTTATCTCTTTCAATCTGATTTGGGTTGTATGCAAGTTTAACTGCATTCAATACTGCACCTCTCGATGTTCCTGCTGGTGAGAACCAAGGGAAGTTATTAATATCATTTCTAGCACACATTCCAGCGATATCACCGTTTAGAGGGATATAACGGAAGGTATTAGCAAATCTATCGTAAGTATACTTATATCCACTATCAAATACACCATATGTGGTAGAAGTGACAGGAGCATAGAAACTAATTACATTAGATGTAATATCAGCAGCAGAGTTTATTGATGCAGATGAAGTTCCACTATCTGTTATGAATGATGCTCTATATGGAGAAATAAATGCGATTGCATCTTTTCTTTGTTCTGCTACAGAAATACACTTATTAGCAAGTGCCTGAGCTTCATCCTTATTATGAGCAGCAGATCCCATAAGTATGAAATCGATTTCATACTGATCTTTGTTGGTATATATTTCATACCCATTAACAAGACCAGATAATCCAGCATCTAAAGCAGTAGCAATACCAGACTTAACACCAGTTTCAGTACCATCATAATCTTTACCACCAGTTAATGCATAACCTACATTACCTGCACCACCGAATTTAATTCCTTGAGTATTTTGATCCCAAGCAATATCAGAGACTTTATCAAATCCTGATCCAGCAATAGCACCTGTTGAAGTTGTTTCAAAGAAAGTAGTTTGAATTCCTGCGACACCAGCAGTATTAGCAGGAGATCCACCACCAAAGATGTACCCAGAACTATTTTCTAAGAACTTCCTCCAATAAGAAGCACTACCAGCAGAGAATTCTCCATCCTTTGCTTTAGAAATATTTAAATGCTTTTCAATGATAGTTCCTGCATTGCCAGTAATATCTCCATCATCATCAATGACCACTACATGCATTTCGTCGAATTTAGAGCTTCTAGTATCTGAGAAAGAAGAAGTTCCTGGACGATCTGCTATTTGATTCCAACTAATTGGATCACCGTTAGTTAATGTAATCTGTTGTTGATCAAACCAGTCTAATTCTGCAGTAACTGAAGTAGTTGCATAAGATGCTGCTACTCCAGCAGTATGAATAGCAACATTACCTGTAGTTGAGAACTGATAAACTCCTGTTGCTTGATACAGAGGTGTTCCCTTAGGTTGATTTGTAGGACTTGTTGTTTCAATACCTGCATTAGATACATGTGAAACTAATTTAACATCAACATTAGTTCCACTTACACCTGTAACAATACCTTTAAAGTATCCATCAAGTTCTGTTGTTGTTCCAGCACCAACTTCTATAGTACCATCAGGAACTTTCTGTGTTATACCATATCCTACTTTAATACTGTTTGCAGCAGTTAAAGTAAGAGTTTGGTCTGCATAATCATCAATTATTGCAACTTTAAGACCATTAGCCCATGATCCTGGGTTCCTTGCAGCAACTACCGTGCTTGTAATGTTATTTTCATCATATCCTTTATTGATATAATCATCTACACTATTAATAACTATTTCTGGTGCACCATTATCTGTTGCGTTCTTGAGGTATGTTCCCTCAGCCCTTACAACACTTAATACACCACCATATGCAAGATACGATGAGGCAACTAACCAGTTTTCGTATTGACCACTGGTTGCACTAGGTTCTCCAAAGTTGTTTATTAAATCCTGTTCACTTGTAATGGTTATAGGTAAATTAACTGGACCTTTTTCAAAAGGTGCTACAATAGCAGCAGTTTTATCTGTAGCGGTATCTACCCTACCAATTGTTAAATCAACTTCCCTTACTAGAATCCCAGGAGATGCTAAATTTAGTGGCATCTTTTCCTCTCCGAATCTCAGATTATTCTGAAATTATTTATTAAAATGTTCTTTTTCAACGGGGAAACAATGCATGAACTACCAATCAGGATAAGTCCATTCTGGAAAAGGAAGTCCTTTCTTTCTAGTTTCTACAACTCTTCTTATAGTACATACCTTACATTCATATGCATATGAAGATGCTGTAGCTCCTCTATTCTTACGAGTTCTATAAAAACCATCAATTAAATTTTTCTCTTCTCCACATACTCGACACTTTCTTTCATTGAGCAATAAATGCCCAAGTTTCAATTGATCGTCGAACTCCATTATAATACTTGTATTACTCCATAACAATCAGGTATCTCATGCATCAATTTACTTTCTATTCCTTGTTTTAAAGTAATAGCACTCATTGCACATGTAGAACATGCACCACCTAATCTTACTTTAACAAAGTTTGTCTCATGTTCTATCTCTACAAATTCTAACCACCCACCATCTGCCTCGATGTAAGGTATAAGTTCTTCAAGAACTTTCATTACGTTTTCTTCAGTCAGTTCCATT